GAACCCGAGGAGAGGTACACATATCGCAAGAGTGGCAACTATTTGGAGAGAACTGTATCGGTGTTCCACTTCCTGTCGCAGTTGGACATGGATGAATTGTGCGAGCAGTTCAACGCCATGCCATGCAGGGATTGGGATGCGGATGACGAGGTGTATGGTGTGAGCAAGGCACAATGGGATTGGCTCAAGGCAAACCATGAGGTGAAGGTGGGGTACACATTCAACACCTACAATGGGGACTCGGATCTATCGCAGATATTGCAGGGCAGTTGGGTTGAGATTGACGACGAGGTGTACTTGCTGTTGCAGATCCATGGTGGGTGCGATGCACGCGGTGGGTATACCAATGCCAAGTTATTCACCACGCCAGAGGAGTATATGATACACGAATACCTGCGTGAGTACATGGGTAGCGATGAGACGCTCGACGACCTAATCGGATACATAACTGCCGTGGACGCTGACGATCCAACCATCACATACACAAGCGAAGAGATACGCCAAATGATAACAGAGGGTATCGCCAAAGACACTGAATAATTATGACACAACAAGAAATCAAGGTAGAAAATATCTCGGTAGAGATTATCTGCGACGACTTTGCGGAGAGCCCAAGAAATTGGTGCAATGCAACCAAGTTTATTATGTTCCACAACAGGTACCTATTGCCGAACGAGGCAGGTATCAGACATGGTGATTACGCATCGTGGAACGAAATGAAGGATGCATTGGACAAGGAGTACAAGTGGGTGTACCCAGTATTCATGCTCGACCATGGCAACGTGGCGTTCTCAGTCAATTCGTTCGAGTGCAGGTGGGACTCGGCGCAAGTTGGCTTTATCGTCAGCGACGAGGGCGACGCACAAGATGCATACGTCAATGTCACGCAAGAACTCAGGGTGTTCGCTCACTACATGAACGGCGAGGTGTATGGGGTGCGTGTCTTCGAAGACACTGAGGAGATTGATTCATGCTATGGGTATTATGGATACGACCATGAGGCAAGCGGACTCAAGGATGAATTGGACTCATACCTAACACGGATAACAACTGAAGAAATCAAACAACAAATCTTAAAACAACTATCATGACAGACCAACAATACGCAAACAACTTCATGTTCTTAGCGACAAAGAAAATCTCAAGCGTACGCTACATGACCAAAGAAGAAGCGGACGAGGCAGGGTGGCATAGCAGGCCACTCGTAATCAGGTTCACTGACGGATCTCTTCTCATCCCACAAGCAGATGACGAAGGCAATGACGGCGGAGCCATGTTCTACCAAAACGAAAGCGGAGCCGTATTAATTCACACGATATGACACAGGAACAAAAAGCAGTGGCGTGGTACCAAGGTAAGGGGTTTACTGCCGGTGCCACAGTATTCGGCGTATACGTCGAGGTATGGAACGAGCAACTCGAGGATTGCATCGAGGTGTATGTAGACAATTTAGAGGTAAGCCTACGAGCAAACTTGTGGGACAAAGAACAACAACATGAAACAATTAACTGAAAACCAACAACAACTGATCGCCAAGATTACGGAAGAATTTATGGCGATGAACGATTACCCCAAGCCAACATCATTCGCGGACATTTTGCTCGACGAAATCAATCAGACCAAGCGTGACTTCGAGGCCATTGAAATCAAGAACCGAGCCATCTATGCGGAGTTGAGCAAGCAATTCGAGCAGGACATGAAGTACTTGATATCCGAGTGCGAGAAGTTGGGTATTGAGGTGGACTGCGATCCGCTTCACAGGAGCCCCGGCTCGGACTATTGCGGTGAAACTGTTTGGTTCGGAAAGACTCAAGGGTACGACGAGCGGTTCACAATCAGCGCGAAAGCACCAACATTGTTTCGTGCCAAGAACGGACTGCGCCAGTACGAACTGATGCCAACCTTGAGGTATTCCATCCGCACCATAGAGTACCCTTCGCTCGATGGCCTAATGAAAGGAGATACATTCAAGAACGCCATCACCCAACTATACCACAAAATAAATAGATAACACTATGCCAAACCACGTTTACAACAGGATCTCGTTCACGGATTTGAGTGACGAGCAGAGACAGAAACTTGAGGTCATTGCCTCAACACTTAACGGATTGTGTGGGTACTACCGACCCATGCCGGACGACATTCGTAATACCACAGCGCCAACGAAGGTGGTAACTCAGCGCGAGTACAATAAAATCATGAAGGAGAATGCCAAGATCACCGATGAGGACGATCCGTATGGCGTACGCAGGAAGAAGGTCATCACCAAGAAAATGCAGGTGGAGTTGATGCGCAAGTATGGGGTGGACAATTGGTATGACTGGGCGTTCCAAAATTGGGGTACCAAGTGGGGATGCTACGACCACGAGGTGGATGGCGACACGCTTCGATTCAGCACGGCATGGGCGCCATTCAATCTGATCATATTGGAGTCATTGGCGGTGGACTTCCCCAACTTCATCCTCCACTACGAGGAGGAGCAGGGGTGGGGTGGCTATGTGCAGTACGAGAACGGGGTGTTCGAACTGTTCGAGGAGTACGAAGCACCTCAGTGGGAAGGCACGGGCATCGAAACCGATAACGGGCAGATCACCAAGTTGATGAGTGATATATGCGAAAGCCCTATCCGAGAAGGTGTCGAGGCCGGCTACTACTACGACTACAGCGAATACGAACCCGTACCACAAGAATTATTAGACCAACATAACTTATCATGATGACACTATTAGAAGCACTATGCCGGGAGGATGACTACGGGCAGTGCGACGCGGCGAGCGAGATACGCACAATGTGTAGGCTCATTGACCATGGGGCAGACCCAGAAGAGATATTGCAAGACAGAGGACTCGAGCCCGACTACACAATGGAACTGCTCGATTACTATTCTGACTACTTGGACGAACAAGAATCAAGATTGGAGGACATCGACAGTCTATAACCGTGTACAAATGGGGATACAATTTGGAATTGTAGAAGAATTGTATTACCTTTGTACTGTGTTGGAGAGGACACGGCATCTTTTGTTGGTTGCTCAGTGTCGTGTCTTCGAAGACACAAATCCTCACCAAGTTTGGTGAGGCATCGTAACAAAAGCAAAACAAATGAGAACTGAATTTATTATCGGGGACACCCTGTGTGTTGTCCGTTTGGACAAGACCACGAACGACAAGATCGCACCCAAAGGTGAGAAGATCATTCAGACCTACCACTACAGCAGAGATCAGTTTGAGAATGCACAATCCAAGACGAGCATGCAATCGTTCTTCAGCAAGGACGGCGATGTATGTTTGGACTGCCCGTATGCAATGAGCAATGGCGCAGAGTTGAAGGGTTGCTACACTCACAAGCGGATGCAGTATTCGGGTATGCTATCGCAACTGCGTAGCATCGGTAATCAATACCAATCATGGGACGACATCCCAAAATACAACGAGCAGATCGGCGCGGATGTGGTGGCAATGTGCAACAGAAGGTATGTACGGTTCGGTACCTATGGCGAGCCATCACTCATACCAATCTCATTGTTGAGATGTATCTCAGTGGTAGCCAAGACGTGGTCGGGGTACACACACCAATGGGATAAGCCATGGGCGTACTACTACCGAGATTTCTTTATGGCATCGACGCATGATGTAGAGCAGACCAAGACAGCAGAGATGATGGGATGGCGCGCGTTCATGGACAACAGCACCCACACCAAGCATGACGGCATGGTCAACTGCCCGGCATCAAGTGAGGCAGGGTTCAAGAGTACATGCAGTAAGTGTGCGCTGTGCAGTGGTGTAAGAGGGAAGGGTAGTAAATCAGTATACATTTTCAATCACTCATAACTATGACAAGGAAACAAATTATCAAATCCCTTCAAGAGAAGGGCGTTAATGTGGTGGGCATCACCGAAGAATTCAACGGCGCCATTGGCGGTGTTTGGATATCGGCAGAGGGCACCGACCAATGGTTCAACTACCACAGCGAGAGGTGGTACGATACCTTTGGTGTCAATCCTAAACTCCACAATTTTGTAGAGATCAATGGATGGTATTTTGAATGGCACGATCCGGGAACGATCATGCTTTGGGAAGGTTAATTAATAGAAGACATATGACAATAAAAGATTTAGAATCATTATTAATTCGCGAGGTAAACTACGCGGTATCAATTGTAAAGAAAAGAAGTTTGTACAAGGAAGCCAGTGACGAGGTGCGCATGAGAATCAATCAGTACATAGAGGCAGAGTTGGTGCGGTATGTGCTATGCTCAAGGTACTTTGATGAGGACATATTGAAGCGTGATTTATTGGTATCTGAAGACACAACTAATTCAATCATTACATTGGCAATGACAAATAACTTTTCAATATTTGGTGGAAGATGATTAACTTACGATTCAAGTTCATTAACAAGTCAGGCATCATGGTGGTATCAGATCCTTGTGTCGCCAGCGACACAGTAGATTGCTTAGTATTCGAGCGTGTCCGCAAGGGTGTGTGGTGTGTTGATGTGTCGTTCGATTTAAGCATGAACATCCAAGAGTTGAAAGCCACACATGAGGATTCACGCATCATGTTGTCGACGCCTGATCAGTTAATCATCAAGGTGCATAGCGAGCAGATTGGTTTCTTCGATGGCGAAGATTACAGGAATGACAAAGCAGTAGAGGGTATGCCAAGAGAGCAGTACAAGATAATCAAGCCGGGGGACAAGTGGTATTGTGCGATGTCGTATATTACCAACCAATCCCAGTATGGTGCCGACGGCTACTCGTATGGTGCGCTGACTGAGATTACCAATGACGATTACAAAGTCTTGGCTCGCCGGAGTCTCGACAAAGATTATGTAGAATTTGAAATCAAACACTAAGAACATGGCAATACTAATTACAAGACACGGTGATGTGATCGACAAGTATGACGCATCAGACCTAAACAAAAAGCAAAAGGCAGTCGGTGGTTACATCGAGTATGTCCGTACAAATCTTGACATGACGTTCTGCGTTAACGAAGACGCAGCGCTGATTGGATTGGAACCTAACCCAATAGCGACAAGCATGGCTGGCATTCTCCTGCTTGGTGATGTGCTATTGATCGACAACAAGGAGATAGAAAAGGAGGACCGCATATGAGACGCAAAAGAATTACATCGGTAGAAGAGAGGCGCGAGTTCGTGCAAGAGATCATCGATCGCTTGTTGTACTTGGACGCCGACAACAGAGAGCGGTTCATCGACACGGTGCAAACTGCAATGAAGAAGTTCAAACCCGAGATGTCCATCATGGACGATGGCTCAACTCGTATCTACAAATCAATCAGCTAGAGACCATGAGAAACTTTGCGATAGTATTTACGACAATCCTTAGCGGATTACTTTACGGGTGGTGCATCGTTCACTATCCAATCACTGCACAAATCATATCCGGTGGCATAGGGTTGTCGTTCCTATTCATCGCAATGGTAGCATTATACAAACTAAAACAAGAAAAAGATGAAAGCAAACACTGAACAAAAAGAACTAATGGTGATGTTACCTATCGCCTATCAAACAATGGAAGACCTATTCGTTACGGCACTCGAGGGTGGCAGTAACTACTGGGCCTACCTGTCGAACAAGACATGCGATACCATCCGTAACGCGGTGCCCAATGGATCATTCTCTGAGGCCACATGGAAAGCCATCCATGAATACGATGTCAAGGTGCCGGTGAAAGATGTGGAGAGCGGAGACGAACTCGGGGTATTGACCCGTGACCTAATCGCTCAACGCATGCTCATGATACACGAAGACAAGGGAGTGCTTGGTTGTTTGATCAACATATTGAACGAGGACTTTGACGCAGAAGATGCAGATGCTGTGTTCCAATACTTGTTGATGGGAGAAATTGTATTCGGTTAATTATATTTGAACATGATTAAAGCAATCAAAAAGACTTGGAACTTCTTCCGTTGGTTGGACCGGCAGTGCATGAACGCTATGCTGTTCAACAAAACAGGGAAGTTCTGAGTGTCTTTGAAGACACTTACTACCATGACACACCAAGAAATATTCAGAAGATTACACACAATCATTGATCAGATCGATGAGAACAAGAACTTCATATACGGCAGTGCTTTCGAAGAACCACAGCAGATTGTGGTAATCGGAGACTGGCTCGAAGAACTTGAAGAACTCAAAGAAAAAATAAAAGAATCAATAAAGTGATGTAATACTTTTGTATTATATTTGTAGTAACAAAAGCAAATCTTATCGGAGAACTATGAACAATCTTTACTGGATTATTAATAAGCGTATGCCATGATATTACGCAATGGAAAATTCTATGTGGACGGGAAGGAAGTCCCATTAGAGATAGGCAACAAGATGCAGATCGCATTACTGAAGAACGCTCTCAGCGAGGCGGAGAATGGTAGCCCTGTAGAAGTCAACCTCAACGAGAAGATAACATACAACATGTCCATGAGTTGGAAGTGTTGCAAGTGCTTGAAACTAAATGTTGATACGGACTGGCAGGAGTATGAGGATTGGGAACCAGACAACGAGGACATCAAGGAGTACGTTGAGAACAACAAAGAGTGCACTCACTGCGGAGAAGAACACGAGTTGGTGGTAGACAAGTCAAACAAATACCAACACAAGTATTACCTTAAACTAATACAAGAAGAAGATGAGCAACAATAAACAACAAACGGCAGTGGAGTGGCAATTTGAACAATTGTTTAATTCATTTGAAAAGTTCAACAATGGTGAATACACATTTGATGAATATCTTAAAAGCAATTTAGAAATAAGAGCCCAAGCCAAAGAAATGGAAAAGGAACAAATAATAACTGCATGGGGTTACGGATGGTTAAATGATTACAAATCAGATGATGATGTAAAAGATTCAGCCGAACAATACTACAACGAAACCTACGGAGACAATAAGAAATGATACGGATAGTAGTACACGATAAGCAATGGTTTATTGACCGCATTGGAAAAAGGATTTACAGAGAAAACAATGTCTGTAGTTGCCCAGTGTGCGCCAAGGTTCACGAAGAAGGATTGATCATAACCTCTGAAGACCATGCCAATTATTTATACGACTGCCAAGAAATGAATTTAATTTACTACGATAAAAAAGACAAGCCATGAAAGACCTACATAAAGAATTACTAGAAGAGAAGATGAGATTGGTTGGCAATAGAAATGCCATTCAGTTTCTACAGCGTGTACTAGACGGACACCATGTTACCAAGACCGAGTTCATGAACACCGTGTTGATCTCACCGGTTGACGAGTTCAGAGTCAGAGAACAATTCAGACCCGAGTGTGTGCACGTGCTGAGTTATGCCGGTGGTTTCTATGTGCAGATACTTGAGGATAGTTACCACCTGTATGAGGTGTTCGACAACGAAGAGTCAGACGAGATGCACACAAGAGTCAAGTCAAAAGAATTAAAAGATATCATTAGTTTCATATGGAGATATGAAGCAGACAAACTATTTAATAAAATCAAATGAAGAAAATATTATTTAACCAATTTGTAGAGAGGGTTGCCAAGACTTTTTCTATGAGAGACCCCGAGGCAATGTTCCTCAGAACCAAGAGACAAGACATCGTAGATGCAAGACAACTTTTATTCTACCTGTGCTACGATAGAGGCATATCGCTGGCCGATCTGCTCAGGCTTATGGAAGAGAGAGGCCTACCACTAAAACATCCTGCGGTAATAGGAGGAATCAGAAACATCGAGAAGAAAGTTGAATCAGATCCCGACTATAAATTCTTAGTAGAGAAATTACAAAAGACAGTAGGCTTTGAACTAGAGAAAACAATTTAATTAAATTTAATATGTCAGAAAAAACAAAATCAGTATTCGAAACATTGAGTGCTATCAATGTGAACGACAAGGTCGAGAAGAAAAGTGGATTGACCTACCTCTCATGGGCTTGGGCTTGGGGCGAAGTAAAGAAAGTTTACCCCGATGCAGTCTATTCAGTTATTCAAGATCCATCAACGCTAAAGCCATACTTCTTTGATGAGGCTCTCGGCTACATGGTGATGACCAACGTGACCATCCAAGGGCAGACGCTTGAGATGTGGTTGCCAGTAATGGATGGTGCCAACAAGTCAATGAAGCACGAGCCTTACACTTACTCCACTCGCTATGGCGACAAGTCAGTTGAGCAGGCGAGCATGTTCGACATCAACAAGACATTGATGCGTTGCTTGGTGAAGAACCTTGCCATGTTTGGTCTTGGTCACTACATCTTTGCCGGTGAGGATCTGCCCGAGTCAGAGTCAGACACCATCGCCAACACAACAAGCAAGCCATTGGCCAAACCAGTGATTGCCAAGGCTCCGAAAGCAAATGCCGAAGGCGGCGAACCTGCCAAGCCACAGCTCAAGAAGGACACCGAAGAGTGGACGAAAGTTGTCAAGTGGATCGGCGACAACAAGGACAAGACGATCGAGGACATCGAGAAGATTTTGAAGTCACGCTTTGTAATCGCTCCTGCTGCGTTAAAAGAACTCGGGTTGATACTTGGTACCAATGGATAGGTTAGAGGTTCTTAAATCGCTTGAAAACGACCAAGAATACTATACCGGGATAGGCAAACAGTTCCTGTCAAACTCAGATGTAGGAACTTTGCTGAATAATCCTACTGCTTTTGGCACCCATCGGAAGGATGGCAAAGCCTTGGCTGAAGGTCGTTTGTTCCATCAGTTGTTGCTCGAGCCGGATAAGGTAGTTGACTTCCCCATCTGCGACACATCAACGCGCACCACCAAGGAGTACAAGTCGTTCATCCAAGAGCGTGGCATCAGTTTCTGCATGCTCACCAAGGAGGTGGAGGAAGTGAACCGATGGGCGTCTGCCATCCGCAAGAACTATTCGTTCTACGAATTGATCTACGGCAAAGGCAATCAGTACGAGGTGCCCGAGGTCACCACCTTCCACGATCTACCTTGGAAAGGGAAGGCCGACATCGTCACTCCAGAATTTGTTGTCGACTTGAAGACCACCGGTGACATCAACAAGTTCAAGTACTCTGCTCGTGCCTACAACTACGACAGCCAATGCTACATCTACCAACAGTTGTTCGGTAAGCCATTGGTATTCCTTGTCGTTGACAAAGAGACCTGTCAGTTGGGGATGTATAGGCCATCAACAGAGTTCGTAGAATACGGAGCGCAGAAGGTGCAGCGAGCATCTGAAATTTACAAACGATACTTCGGACCCAATGCCGAAGAGGATATCATCAACCATTACATTAACGAAACACTATAAAAAATTATGTCACAAGAAAAAGTATTTGCAGATGGCTTCTCTTTCAAGAGAAACGAGAACGCCCCCGATTTCGTAGTTGGAAGACTCGCAATCAAAGTTGAAGACGCGGTAGCGTTCATGAAAGAAAACCAAAAGAACGGATGGGTTAATATCTCCATCAAGTACGGCAGAAGTGGTAACCCATATTGCGAACTCGATAACTTCGAGCCTAGCAAAATGTCGAAAAATGCAGGAGATATGTCAAAAAATGTTGAATCCATGTCGAAAAATACGCCCGTAAAAGAGGTTGATTTGGATGACGAATTGCCGTTCTAAACCAATAAACACTGGGACTAAGGGGAGTTCGCTCCCCTTTTTTGTCTCCAAGAATATGTTGATATGTCAAAAAATTTTCCCTACTTTATATATATTTCTATCTCTCTTTTATTTATTTATTTTCTATTAACAGGGGTTAAAATCAACATAATTAACATAATTATAGTTAAGTAATTAATAATCAATCAGTTATCAATTTCAAGTTCAACATATTTTCAACATAATTTCACCATATTTATTGCAAACTCAACATGAATGTAACAATTTTCCAAAACATCAAGGACACATCGACCCCATTTCACAGAGATGTGATGGGTATTTTATATCGCATCAAGGAGGGGACGAGTAAGGATTTGGTCAAGAAGATTCGTTCAGAGAAGAACAAGTCAGACCGAAATGAATTGAAGAAACAACTGCCTGCGATTTGTTTCTCGGGTACTTTCAACAAACGAAATGACAACGCATTGCTTCAGCATAGTGGTTTGATATGCTTGGACTTTGATGGCTATGAGAAGCAGAAGACATTGCTTGAGGACAAGGAGAACTTATCCAAGAGCAAGTTCGTTTACTCGGTGTTCGTCAGCCCATCGGGTAATGGCTTGAAGGTGTTGGTCAAGATACCGGCTGATGCGGAGAACCATCAGAACTATTTCAATAGCCTTGAGAAACACTTCAACTCACCATACTTCGACAAGACATCCAAGAACATCTCTCGTGTTTGCTACGAGTCTTACGACCCGTTGATACACATCAGTGAGAACTCGTCCATATGGGACAAGATTGAGGACCCGGAGTACCGCGAGATTCAGCGCAATGTGGACACGCCAACCATCACCATCACCGATGAGAACAAGATCGTTGAGATCTTGATTAAGTGGTGGTTGAAGAAGTATCCCATGAGCGAGGGTCAGCGGAATCAAAACGCATACATACTGGCCATGGCCATGAATGATTTTGGTATCAACAGAAGCCTTGCTTCTTACGTGCTGAATCAATACGCAACCACCGACTTCCCCCTGTCTGAGATACAGCGAACCATCGACTCTGCCTATACCAACAAGCAGAACTTTGGCACCAAGGCTTACCAAGATGAGGAGCGATTGGATCAGATACGAGCCAAGATGAGGAGGGGTGTGCCAAAAAAAGAAATCCGCATCCAATTACAGGACTCCAATTTGGATAGCGATGTGATAGACTCTGTGTTGACCAAGATTGAGGAAGAGAATTCCAAGCAAACATTTTGGTCCAAGAGTGACAAGGGAGTCATCAAGATTATTCACATACAATTCAAGCAGTTCTTGGAGGACAGTGGCTTCTACAAGTACTGCCCCGAAGGTGGCAAGAACTATGTGTTCGTCAAGGTCACCAACAATTTGATTGACCACGCATCAGAGAAAGAGATTAAGGACTTCGTGCTTGACCACTTGCTTGACTTGGATGATGTGTCGGTATACAATTACTTTGCCGACAACACCCGGTTCTTCAAGGAGGAGTTCTTATCGATGCTGTCAACCATTGACATATACTTCATCGAGGACTCCAAAGACACGGCATACTTGTACTACCGCAACTGCGCAGTCAAGATCACCGACAAGGACATCACACCCATCGACTACTTGGATTTGGGTGGGTATGTTTGGAAAGACCACGTGATTGACAGGATCTTCACCATGTGCGAGGTGACGCACCACTGCTACTACTACCGGTTCATTGAGAATGTTTGTGGCAATGACCTGTCAAGGATTGAATCCATGCAGTCGACCATCGGCTTCTTGATGCACGCTTACAAGAGCCTGTCGTTCTGCCCTGCGGTGATACTAAACGATGAGGTTATCAGTGACAACCCCGAGGGTGGTACGGGTAAGGGATTGTTTATGAATGCGTTGTCGCAGATGAAGAAGGTGGTGACCATCGATGGTAAGTCGTTCACATTCGAGCGGTCGTTCGCCTATCAGTTGGTGTCAGCAGATACGCAGATACTGGTGTTCGATGATGTCAAGAAACACTTCGACTTCGAGCGGTTGTTCAGCGTAGTCACCGAAGGGTTGACGCTTGAGAAGAAGAACAAGGACGCCATCAAGATACCATTCAGCAAGTCACCGAAGATTGCTATCACCACCAACTACGCCATCAAGGGAGCGGGTAACTCGTTCGCGCGGAGGAAGTGGGAGTTGGAGTTCCATCAGTACTACAACAAAAACCACACGCCATTGGATGACTTTGGCAAGTTGATGTTCAGCGATTGGACCGATGATGAGTGGTGTGAGTTTGACAATTACATGGTGGACTGCTTGAAGTCGTACCTCAAGACCGGTCTCATCAAGAGCAAGTTCGTCAACCTAAAGATACGCCAACTGTCGGCAGAGACATGCCACGATTTCATCGAGTGGTGTGGGCTAGTAGATAAGAGCGAGAACAAATTGATTGAGCCAAACAAAAGGATACGTACCAACGATTTGTATTCGGATTTCGTAGACAACTACCCCGACTATGGGCCTCGCTCAAAGATGACGGTGTCTCGTCAGAAGTTCTCTAAATGGATCAATGCATATGCCATATACAAATCCAACCATCTGCCCGAGGAAGGGCGTGATATGATAGGCAAGTGGATACTAATCAAACAAAAGGACAACGCCAATGATGACGCAACTAATTAATCGCATCCACGGGTTCACCGATGAGGAGATGTACAAGTGGTGTAGGACATTGCAAGATGCCTGCGAGGCCACGCGCATGAAGAAGGTGAAGACAAAGGGTGGCATCGTTGAGGTAGAGGAGAGGGTGTTCGAAGTCAACGAGCCAGCCGAGGAAAGAATCCGAAACAGCGTAAAGTTTTATTTAGAAAAAATGGGAAAAGGAAATATTGAATTAAGGGATTACCAATTGGACATCATCGAAAGGGGTGTCGAGTGTCTTCGAAGACACAAGTTTTTGTACCTAGCGATGGAGGTTAGGACTGGCAAGACGCTTACATCTCTTGGTATCTGCGATAAGATAGGAGCCAAGAGCGTGCTGTTCGTCACCAAGAAGAAAGCCATCTCTTCCATCGAGCAGGACTTCATTATGCTCGGGCCCAACTTTAAGATTGACGTGATCAATTACGAGAGCCTTCACACTCTCGAGAATAAGTGGGATGTGATTATCTTGGACGAGGCGCACTCACTGGGTGCATTCCCAAAGCCAAGTGGCCGGGCAGAGTTGGCAGGTCAGATCATCGCCAAGCAGAAGCCAATGGTAATACTTCTATCGGGCACGCCAACACCGGAGTCGTACTGCCAAATGTACCACCAAGTGTATGCCATCCCCGGCAACCCATTCGCAGAGTTCAAGAACTTCTACCGGTTTGCTGATGTATACGCTGACATCAAGAGCAAGAAGGTAAACAGTTTATTCATCAAGGACTACAGCCATGGGAAAGAAATCATCCTTGAAAAGATGAAGCCTTACACCATCACGTACACGCAGAAGGAGGCAGGCTTTGTTGTCGAGACCACCGAGGAAGTACTTGAGGTAGAGATGAAGCCATCGACATACAAGATGATACAGAGATTGAAGAATGACTTGGTAATCGAGGGGAAAGAGGAGACGATACTAGCCGACACTTCGGTTAAGCTGATGATGAAGATGCATCAGATGTACAGTGGCACGGTAAAGTTTGAGAGCGGTAACTCGATGATCATTGACACGAGCAAGGCGGAGTTCATCAAAGAGAACTTTGAGGGGTGCAAGATTGGTATCTTCTACAAGTTCAAGGAAGAGTTGGAGGCGCTGAAGCAAGTGTTCGGTGATGAGTTGACCACTGACTTGGATGAGTTCAATGCCACATGGAAGAACATCGCCCTTCAGATTGTGTCGGGTCGTGAGGGCATCTCATTGAAGATGGCGGAGTACTTGGTGTACTACAACATCGACTTCAGTGCGACCAGTTATTGGCAGAGCAGAGACCGGATGACAACCAAGGATCGACTGAAGAATCAAGTGTATTGGATCTTCGCCAAGGATGGCATCGAGCATAAGATATATGAGGCCGTCAGTAAAAAGATGGACTACACGCTTAAACATTTTCAAAAAGATTTATTTAGTTTGTAAAAATATGGAGAACGATGTATTAAAAAGCGCCCGTGTAATGCAAGCCACAGTTAATGGTATCATTGAGTGGAGGGTCTACTACTTGCAAGAGATTGTAGCAAGGTTTTCTCAGTACAATCATGCTATTCACTTTAGAGATTACTTAAATGAAAACTATGAAACACCAACATAAAGCAATTGAATTAGTACAGGAGTATTTCCTACTGACGGGAGATATCCAACTCGCCATGCACTGCGCATACAAGGCGATCGAAGAAGTAAAGAAGACATTATTCCCATGGCAGAAAGAGACATTGGATTATTGGAGTTCGGTACAATCAGAAATCATGAAGTATGAAGACGGCAATTGAAAGATTCGTTGACTGGCTACAGGAATACCACCCTCAATCTGTGCCATCGCCGGAAGTGTTGGCACACTTGAAGATGCTAGAGAGAATGGATCAGCAGTTGGCATACAACGCTGGCTTTGCAAACGCTAAAAAGATCTACAATGAAGCAGACAACCTCGCAAATAATATTCAAGAAGTATGACGAACTCAGATGGATGGAGTTCTGCATTTGGCTTGAAGAGAATAGAGAACGACTGCTCAAGCATGGGCAACAGGAGGTCGAGTACTCCCACTTTAATGGAAGTCTAAAGAAGCAATCCTCTGCTGATTACTATAGGTCCAACTACGACACAATGATGGATGGCACTGTAATAAAAAAGATGTGGGGTGATGGCCATTGGATTTATAGATTGTATTACATGAAGAAAGTTATAGGCGATTTCATTAGTTTTGAAGAAGCAATGCACCACGCGGAGTCGAACTATGACAGAGCAACAAATACAATCAAAGAGAATTAAGCAACTCGAAAGCAAAGGGTACTACGTAATCAAACTAATCAAGACCAACAAGAATGGAATCCCGGACATCATTGCCATACCGCCCAGATCAAGAGTTTTGTTTAGCGAAGTCAAGACCCCTACCGGTAGGCTATCCAAGTTGCAGGAGTACCGCCTTAGCGAACTGCAAAAGCATGGCCTCAGAACCGAAGTTTATAGAGGAGAGATAGACATGGACCCTCAGAAAAGAAAAGAACTAGACAGGGCCGAGCGCATACTCTTCAACATCGAAGAGTGCCAAGACCTACTCGCTAATCTTTATGAGGATATTGTCGACCGCGATTATCCCGATGCCACCAAGAGTGCACAGCAAATCATAATCGAGATAAAGAATATAATCAAATCCATTGAAGAAGATGATTTCTAACGAAGAGATTCAGAAAAGAAAACAGAAAGCAATCGATACATTCACATCAACCTTTGGCGGATCATACCAACCGCAATCGAAAGGCGATGTAGACTACAAGATAATCAAGGATGGGGAGTTGTTGGCTTACATAGAAGTCACCCCGAGGTACAAGACAATAGCGAATGCTTATCCATTGGTGGTGCCCACCGCACGGATTGTCAAGTTAGCCGATAAAAGATTAATGCCGGTGCTTGTATGGGCGTGTGATGATGGTATCATCTATGCCAAACTCAAAGACGTTGAGGCTCAAATTAAATGGGGGAGTTTCCTCCCCCATCTTAACCTTGCTGAACACGGAGAACTAATGTGTTATTACGCAAAACAAAAGCACTTCAAATATATAAAATATTCTTGACTTACTTTCCAAAACCTTTGCTACCAAAGCCTCCGCTCTTTTTACCCGTACCTGTTCCGAATCCTCTGCCTCCGAAGCCAGCCTTTGATCTTTGCTTTGGCACGTATTGGTAGTACTCGTCTTTCATTTCTCTTTCAAGGCGATTCTTTTCGTACTCGAGTTTGCGCTTGGCATCTTCCTCTGTGCCCTCACCATAGTACTGCTCGTAAATCTCTGGGTAGTAGCGCTTTAGATCAGTCTTGTTCAATCCCATTGGCTTGAACTCCTCTTTGCTTTCGCCTTTCTTGTCCATCTCTTTGTCGAGTTCACTGTAGATCGACTTGTTCACGATGCTTCTGACGTCCTTGTACAATGGCAAGTAACCCAAGTTACCGAGAACCTCTAGTGGTATACGAATATTTCTTTCTTGCTCTTGTCTTTCTATGGCATCGCCTTCTTTCTTTGGCGTTTCTGTCAACTTCTTTGTGATGAAAGCCATCGACTTCAATGATGGAGCGTATGGTCCCGATACGTTAGCCAACACATCGAATGCCTCGAGAGATTTACCCTTCTTCTCCGGTGGTATGAACGTGTATTGGATGGCATCCTCGTATGGATCGTATTCACCATCACGCAAGAAGTCAAGATACTTTTCATTGACCTTCTCAACGCCATAGTTCACTACCGATCTCATCGCGTTACCGAAATCCCTACCCAACAACAAACTTGTAAGCGTTGATGCCAAGCCTTGCCCAAGTTTTTGAGCGAATGATTTCTCATCATCCTCGTCCTCGTCATCCAAGAACAATCCGTAGAAGAACTGAGACACCATGCTCAACATCACTGAGTACACTGTCATACGGGCTATAACCGCCGCCATTAACTTGGCGCCTTCTGTTTTAGATATGTTGCCGTTGCCCACCATTGCGAGTGCACCACGCCTTGCTGTCAAGAATTCACCAATCATAAATTTGTTCATGAAGTTGTTAAATATCTTGAACGACTTGGTCAGCGCAGACACATCTGATGGTACATAACTCCTCAAAGAGTTCATGAATGGGTTGTCTACGTTACCGGCCATGGTTACCTTTTCGTCAGCCACTTTACCTGCTGAGTCCATGGCATCTTGGTATTTGATCATGTAGTCAACGTCCCTTGCTGCGATCTTTTCAAAGTCTGGTTGTACGCCGGTGATATCCTTGAACGCATTGCTGAATGATCCAAACCACAATGGACGCATCATTATCTTATCAGGCGTAGACACCAATGTATCTGCCGTCAGTTCCACAGCGTTCTTTACCTTCTTGGTAGAGTTGTTGTGGATGGTATTGATTACGTTTCTGAATCCTCCCTTGAGAGAACTCTCTCCAATACCGGTCTTCTTGCTCAACACGGATGTGTCGATAAGCCTACCTCCGAGTGGATCAGATCCATAGATACGAGAGATAACCTTACTTCCCACCGCTTCCATGATGTTAACGGCATCTCCACTGACTAGTTTGTCCCATAGATTAAGGCCAGTCTTGAACTCGGAGAATCCAACCATAGCCACATAAGCCATGTTGGAAGTAAGTTCCGTTGTCGCCCTAGGAATACCTGCAAGCATCGCTCTATAACCGGTTTTCGCCAGTTCCTTAACGACCATGTCAGCGAACGTATCCTTAACCATTGAACTATCGAGCATGGCCTTCAATGCCAACTCCACTGAATCGCTGATGGCGTTGAGTACGTTGTTCTTTTCTTGAGTCAAAGTACCTTGCTCTTCCATGAGTTGCCTTGTGGATGAGATGGTCCTTCTTGCTACCCGAACAGGGTTGGTCAAGTGGTAGTCCATCAACACGTAGTTGGCACCTCTCTGCATGGTAGAGAAGATGTCAAAGTTGATTGCCTTTGCGCCTTGAGTTCTTTCAATCAAAGACTTCGCCTTGGTAGATACCACACCTTTAGTATCGAACTTCTTGATCGCGTCACCAATGGTGTCGGGATTTTCGTTCTTCTTGGGCAGTACATTCAAGTGGTTGTAATTGTTCAACAAGTAAACCTTGTCGCCACGAATCACATCACCGGTGAACACAGCGTATTTCTCCAAGGACTTGTTGATCTCATCGAATACATCGAGGGCTTCTTTCTCTGCCGAGTTGAAGGAGTTGTACAATTTCTTGGCATCGATACCACCATTGGCATCGCTGTAATCCTTTGCTATCTGCTCCAATAGTTTGGCATCTTCATCAGAGTACATGGTGTCTCCGTTGTTGATTGCCTTCACTGTCTCATTGATGTACTCAATGGCGGCGTTTACCCTTGGGTCACCGGGGTTGGATTCAAACTCTCTTTGAATTCTGTAGATAGCCAACTTCATCTTAGATTCAACCAACTTGTTGGGGTTGTTCTTGAATGATGTTGCCACCTTATCAAATGCGTTATCCAACTTCTTTGATACCTTCTCAATCTCGAGTATGTATCTCTGTTGGCTTTGTGCCAGCGCGTTGAATACGGAATTGAATATGTCTTTGGTTTTGAAATCGCCAAACACTTCATCGATGTTGAACAACGGAAGGTTCTTGATACGACCAAACACAGATTCCCTCTGGCTCTTTGCCAATCTCAATTTAGATGCGACCTTAGCAAGCGTTGGCATCTTTGCCTTGGCAATTGCCTTGCTCAAGAAACTTGAGTTCTTCGCCGCCTCTAGATCTACGAACAAAGTGTTGGCATAGTTGGGCAGGTAGCCATTGTTTATGTTGTCGAATACTCTGAGAAGGTTCGCCAACTGCCTATTGGTAAGCCTTGACGCCGCGTTTGACTTGGCTAGTTTTACCAAGTCTGACGCCATCTTCTTCTCGTCGTCAGTGGCCAATGCAGATATGTCAACCGATGCCTTGTTCACTTGAGATATGAGTTCAGCCTTCTCGGCTTCAATCTCTTGCTTGGTTTGAGGCACCTTCATGGTCTTTGGAAGTATGTATGACTTGTACTTCTGCATCAACTCGTACTGCTTGTCATCAATCACTTCGTCTTCCTTCATCTTCTTGATGGTCTCTGCGTAGTTGAGAGATCCGTCTTCGTTGAGTACTGCCTTGTTATAATTGAACAGCAATTCTGCCAAGTCTGGAACAGATGACAACTGATCATCCACTTGATCCAGTATTAATTGAACTTGATCGGTTACGCTGTTGATTTCGTCCAATGCCAACACAGCATCGCTAGCCCCAAACATATCAATCAAATCCTTGTAAGCATCGAATGCTTCAGCAGGTATTAGAGATGGCTTGATGCTGAACAATCTGTTGAGTATCGGCGTGAGTTTGCTAGCGGTACCAATCTTCTTGTTTATATTCTTCTTTGCCCTTGCAATCTTGGCATTGATACCAGCCAACTCTACCTCGTAAGCCGCATCCTCGAACACATTCTCTACGTAATCCAAGAACGCATCCACAGATGCAGGGTTGTCAAGGTTCACCTTGCCGATCCTATTGAGTATGGCTCTTGCCTTGGCTGCTGATATTCTGCCGGTGGTCTCCATTGCCTTGATGACATTGGATAGATCCTTGCGCTTTTGATTGACATCTTTCTTGGCATTCAACGCGGCACGCGCTTCCAATTTGATCTGAGAAACCAATGCCTTTGACTCGCTCACTTCTACTACGTCGGTCTTTGCCTTGTCGATGATTTCGAATATCTTATCTGCGGCCTTGTTTAAGGACTTTTGATCCTTCACCTTGGCGATGACATTGATTACTCTTCCGAGGTCCCTACGCGTCAAATTACCACGCTCTGCGTTGAAGTTGAAATACTTCACGATGGCTTGCACTGCTTCGTTGGCATTGCGCACCCCATCTTTCACCGCTTGAATCTCATTCTGAACCTGCGCTTTCAATTTAACCATGGGAGATTGAGCACTGTCAAGTTCCTTGATCATGTTGACGATGTCCTTGGCTTCAAGATTGTTCTCGGCGGCCACTCTTTTGATGGCTTCTTGCAATGTGATACCAGTCTTAACCAATACCTTCAATGCTTTGATGATAGCCCTTGCCAATGGCACAGCCATACCGCTGGATAGATTCCCACGGCCAAACTCTTTGAGCGAAGCATCACCGCTGTCTAGTTTCCTTAATATTTTTTCAAGCGCAGTTTCATCGGTAGGGTCAAGGTCTTTGATGTCATCGTATGATGGCTCCTCTTCCTCTACTACTGACGTAGGCTCTGCCTGCTTGGCTTTTAACTTGGCAAGTTTTGCCTCCGCTCTCTTCTTTGCTTTCTTCGCCTCTGATAATTGGTCGTTATACTGCTCTAAGTAGGTATCGTGTTCTTCCTTGGCTTCGTCGATTTCTGCTTCGAGTTCATCTTTGGCTTCCTGTCTTTCTTCCTTGGACATCTTCTTGCCTTTGAGTTCATCTCTTTTCTTTTTGATCTCGGCAAGGGCCTCCTTGAGATTATAATCGGTATTGCCTATTTCTTCGATTGCATCCTCAATTTGTCGGTCTTGATATTCAATCTCGTCCTCAAGTGCCTTGATTTCTTGCTGATCTTTCTTTGATACCACCTTAGCCGGAGCAGGCTTTGCTTCGGCCTTCGGCTTCTCTTCAACCTTTGCTTTGGGCTTAGGCGCTGTCATCTCGGCCTTGAGTTTGTTGTACTCGGCTCTGAGTTCTGCAATCCTTTCCTCGATTTGTTTTGGTGTACGAGACTTGTCTTTATTCAGTCTTACCTCGGCGGTCTTGTCGATGTATTCTTGACGCAATGCGTCTGGCCCTACCGCCTTTGTGGTAGGTTCTGGCGCAACAGGTGTTGGAGAAGGTGTTGGCGTAGGCTTGGGTATAGCCACAGGAATGGGAACGCTCTTTGCCTTTGGTGTCTTCGAAGACACTTTGGGTTTAGCCTCTACTACCTGTGTCGCCGGCGACACAACTTCCGCTTTCTTTACAGGGAACTTGGCAATATCCTCTTCAAGTATTTTGATATTGTCCTCATATGTTTTTACTCTGTCATCGCCACGATTGTTTTCTTTCGCAAACTCAGCCATGTCCTTAGCACTCTGCAATGCAGCAAGGCGTGGGTCTTGGTCGAACAGTTCTTGGTATTCATATGTCTCCTTGTCCCTATCCTTTTGATATATCTCCTCAGAGATCAATGCGTCTACCGTATTGAAGTTTTTCCTTTTCTCTATGGATTGCTCGAAGTCATCTCTTTCTTTTTGAGCCTGTCTTAACTCATCAATGGCGGCTTCAGTGTCCTCCGCTGATGCCACGTTTCTTTTGGCTCTAGCGATCTTGTCGCCTAAGTCCATAAGAGTACGCTCATCATCCCTTGTATTCCCCTCTTCCTTGACACGACCAATTGATTCGTTGATCTTGTTTAACTCATCGTCAATGCGATCAACCTCTGGCGACACTGCCTCTGTAGTCCTTCGCTCTAAATTGCTACCGGCATCCTCCTTTTTCATATCAAGAAGACTGGCCTCGTATTGAATCTCTGATTCGCTAGGGGCCTGTCTTGGCGATACTACCTTACCATAATTAAGAACATTTTCAATAGCCCCTGTTTCTGCGATTTCTTTAAGTGCATCATTGTATTGCTCACGAGTAGATTCAATTATGTCACCAAAGAAATTATGATAAACCATATCACCTTTTCTAGCAGCCGACTTTCTTTCGTCCTTATTTTTAGGTGCTTTAATGGGTTGTGTTTCTTCCGTATCCTCGGGCATTTCAATCCGATCAAACGCTGCTTGAACGCCCTCGTCAACAGCAACCTCTTCAGTGGGGAGCACTTCTTCCCTCAAACCAACTGGCTTGACAGACTTTAAAGTCCTTTGTTTTGTTTTTCTGTTAGCTTTTCTAACACTTTTATCCTTTCGCTTAACGGAAGTTGATTCAATTTCTCTTTCAGTTGCGATAGCCTCGTCTGCAAGTTGTTCGGCTGTGTCAATTTGTTGTTCTGCATTTTGTTCGAATTGTTTTAGTTGGTATTGATATGCAATCTCTTGCGCTCTTTGACCTCTGAATGTGCGTTTCTGGCCATTCTTGGTGTCAAGGGTTACGCTATAGTTACCATCCTTGTCCTTGTTTATAGACGCCAATGGATCGCTGTAATTGTTTTGATAGGTCTCCCCCTTAATAGTTACCGAGTTATCCTCGTTAACTGCAATGTCCAACTCTTCTTCTTTTGCTATACCAAACTCATCGAGGTTAGCATCAGACAAGTCGTCTATGTTCCCTATCTCTATTATTTTTGTCGGCGTTTCTAGCACAACGGTCTGACCGTCTAAAACTATGTTACCAACTTCTCCGTTGTAAACGTATGTCCCCGATGGATTCTTCAAAGCATCGGATACTTTTTCTACTTCTTCTTGGACAACTTCTTCGGTAGGGACTTGCTCTTTGGCGTCTCCTTCTCCCACTTCTTGCAGTCCCACTTGGGGTTCTTCTGGGCGTAACACGCCTTCCTCTGTGCTTGGCTTTTGAACGGCATTTTCTTGTAGTGTTTTTATTTGTGAATTGATAGAGGCAAGTTTGTCCTTCGCTGATTGCGTCTTCTTGCCTTCGAATTTCTTACGCTCCATCTCCAAGGCTACTATCTCATCGAGAGTTTCCTCGGGGAGTTCTGGGTTTACATCCCTTACTTCTGTCCTTACTTGGCTACTAACAACCTTGTCTTGTATCTGTTGCTTGTAACCTTTCTTGTCATTGATTATCTCGATGTTTATCTTAGACAAGTCATCGCCTGTTGCGGTGTTTATGATTCCTTGCACATCGGACTCTGGACGAATCTCCCCATTGATTTTGTACACGGGCGTCTTGAGTACTTCAGCGCCAACACTGACGACAGTCCCCGGCAATTCTGCGATACCTTCAAGACCAATCTCTGCGACGTCCATCTCTTCTCCTGTAAGTCCTCTTGCAGTGGCTTCTCCTACAGATCCCCCGACTGCTTCGATGCCACCTGCTGCTGCTGCAGATTTAGCAACGCCTCCCTTTGGTGCTTTCAATAATTTAGCACCCACTTTCCCGGCAATTCTACCAGTCAATGCGTCAATGGCGCCAATAGTAACACCTCTTGTAGCCGCCTTAACTCGCGCGTCATTCAAAAAGTTTTTATCACTTATTACTGCCTTTATATTCTCGTCGCTCCACTCAAGTCCCTCTTGTTGAAGTTTGTCTTTGATTGATTCAGCCAATGATGAGTTGGTCTCAAGTGTTGCCCCCATTGCCGCCATTGCGTATGGGATAGAAGCCAATGCAGCAGCACCAGCGCCAGCAGGCCCACCGACTACTGCACCACCAGCAGCAGAAGTACTTATAACACCACCAGCGGCCTGCAATGATGGAGCATTTACCATTGCAGTGTATGAAGACACCATTATTTCTGGGATAGCGCCGGGATTCATGGCCAATGCTTTCAAGAATCCTGCGGTGGTCTTACCTGATTCTTGATATTGATTTGAAAAAGAAACCATCTCATCAGATGGGCCAAGTCTCTCGGCCATCTCGGATGCTTTCCTGAAATCCTCTATGGTTTTATCAGAAACCTTGTCTCCGTTAAGAAATATTTTTGATGTAGGGCCTATTACATCTCCTGTACTTGCGCCTTGTGCCACTGCCCTCCCAAAGTCATCAATAGCATCACCAATACCAAGCCATGATGTAGGGCTTAGTGGATTGTCTACATTTTTTAGAATGTCCCCAAATGTGCCAGTAAAAAACTGTTTCTCTTTGTACTCGGGGGTTTCTACTATTGCTTGTGCTTCCTCTGGGGTCCTCATTGGAGGAGCCTCAAACATAGGGGCAGTCTCAGGAACTCTTTGAGATCCCAAAGAAATACCCGAAGGCTTGGATTCCAAAAACGGGAGTGTTGGTTCTGGCTTTGGCTTTGGTTGCTCTTGCTTTTGAAGCCACAGAGGTACTGACGACTCTTCTTTTTTTTTTACAGGTTGACCGAACTCGGGGAACTTTGAAAACAATTCCTCTTCGCTAGCGTATTGACCGCTATTAGAAGTGGCAACAAAGTCTCTCAATACTTGCGTATTGTACCCACTCAACTCGGGGAATTTAGATAACAAAGTGGCTTCGTCTTGGTATTTACCACTGTTTGAAGTGGCTACAAAATCTCTCAGTGCTTGCTTTAAATCTTCCATTTATTATTTCTTAAAGTTATCTAACGTTTCCACCTTTAACTGTGCCAGTTCCTTGTGATTGATTTGATTCAGCAGGAGGGTTCTTCAATGTCTTTCTAATCAAAGATTCGATATTGCCTGACCCTACTTCTTTGCTATCAACCGGTACTGTTCCAACTTCCTTGCCGTTATATTTAACTATCACGTCATCGGTAACTCCAAATGTAGATTCGTTGAAGTCAAAGGTAAATCCTAAATCTGAATATGCAGCGTTTAATTGACTGGCGGTTGATTCTGCAGAGTCTTGTTTAACCAAGTCTTTCAATGGCTTGGTTGAGACCATCTGATTAAATCTTTCGTATGCCCCACTGTCTGCATTGTAATCTCTTCCTGCCAACTTGCCTGTGGAGAATGGTTGGAATGGCTTGTTAGCCCCTTCGCCGGCCGCTTTCAATGCTTCTGTTGCATCAGTAATGCCATGAATTTCAGCACCCAATCCTGCCCATTCTCTTGATGAGGTGGCTTGATCCAAAGGAATAGATCTATCGGGTATTCCGCTTGCTTTGGTGTACTTCAATGTCAAAGATTTACCATCATTGGATACAGATATATCATAAAGACCTCTTTGCTGTGCTTCGGGTGTACCAAGTATGATATTGGCGGCGTCTCTCTTTTGAGTCGCATCACCCCATCTAAGTTGTTGCCAATATCCTGCTGCTGCCTTTTGTGTCTTGGCCGCTTTGCCTGCCTCCACTTCCCACTGTTGTGGTCTGTATGCTTCTGGCTCTTGGAATGGGCGCTTTTCTGACTTCTGATCTATGTAGTTTTTGATTTGGCCTTTGATGAAAGCCTTTACGTCTGTCTTCTGATCCTCTTTGAACTGAGGCATCAATACTCCAGACCCGTTTTCATTCGCCATCAATATAACATCACCGGTCTTGTCTGTATCGAACTCGTCCTTATCCATGGTAATGCGATATTGATTACCGGTCTTTGGGTTGATGTTCATGTTGTCCGCCATGACAGATGCCAATTGGTATCCACTCGCCATGATATCCTGAACAGTGGCATTTTCCCACTGCTCATATGTTGCCCTAAGTGTTGGGTCCGAAATGTCAGTGACTAATCCAGTCCTTCTGAAGTTGGTTCTACCTACTTGGCTAATGGTGTAATCTCCTAACTGACTAGCGGCAGCAGCAAGGCCATCGCTCAAATCGTACCTGTCAATCTTGGCATTAACCCTGTTGCGCAATGCTTGAAGACTCACATAGTTCTTGCCCAACTTTTGGACACCATCTTCGCCCACTTCTGGGTTTGACAAGTATACCATACCATTGGTTGAGTTAATGGTGGGAACAGTGTTGGATATGTTTGCGAAAGACTCGTTCAACGCGGCGATTTCTGTCTCGAATCTAGAAGAATCTCCGGCTCTCTTCCTATCCATGATCACCTTGTATTGATCTTGGTATTCCTTTGATAAGGTGAAGACCAAGTTGGTAGAGTCCTTGCTGTTTTGGGAAGCCACTTGATAATCCTTTAGACTCATCTTGCCCGACTTTAACAACCGGTCAATGGAGAGCCTGTAGTTCATCATGTCGTTGGCATAGTTGATTGTCCATGCAGAGGCAGTTGTATTCTCCCCCTTTGGTGCGTCAGCCAACGTAAGCATATCTTGGCGAGTTGCCTCGTCAATGGCTGCCTTCTTGGCTTGCCTGTCCTTGTCTATTTGACCAATAGTATCGGATAGACCTTTACTTACTTCTGCCCAGTTTATCTGACTATTCGCCTCTCGTTCTGCGTATTTGTAGTATGTCATTATCTTCCGTATATATCAAATGGGTTCATAGATGCATTACTCCAGTACGATGTCTGCGGTAGGTTTGGATTGAATGGCACCCCGTTTACTTGTGGTGGCATAGTAGTTGGCCCTGTCGCTGGCTGAGTAGTTCGAATGGGCTCAAATATGTTCCGCTCCAACAACGACTTGGTCAAGTCGGGGTTTTGAATCATGTAATCTTGGAACTGAACAGGAGTCATCATGTTTGCAATCGGTTTGCCTTGTGCATCCACTGACTTCTCTGAGAAACCAACACCAGATAACGCACCGAACTCGGGCTTGGCAGATAGTTCTACCAATTTATTTTGAAATTGCTCTTGGCTTAAACCTGATGATGTAGCCTGCTTGGCTAACTTCTCATATTGATTGGTGGCTTTTGAGTCATAGTAAGTGGGTAGTAATGCACTAGCGCTTGACGCGATATTGCCAATGCCTTGAATCCCTTGAGCGATGTTCATTGCTCTGAATTTGTCCGCTTGTGCTGCGGCTTTCTGAGCGCCGGCCGCCTCTTCCATATTTACCGAAGCCAAATAATCTAGCAATCTAGCATCCTCGCTGGCTATGAGTTTGTTCAAGCCTTGAATTTGAGCGGTCTGCTCGTCTGCTATGTTCTGTTGCATTTGGTTTTGAGACATCTGCACACGACCAGCGGTAGCGGCTATGCCTCTTTCGCTTTCTCTGCCTGCCTCAATCGCTTGAGCACCAGATGCCAACGACGCTTCACGCGCGCGCTCGTAAGGTTCTTTTGCAAGAGACAAAGCCTCGAACACATTCTGTTCTGCTCTCTTTTTGGCTTCTGCCATAGCCTTCTCTGCGTCTAGCCTTGCAGTGGTAGCCGCCTTTGATTGCTTGCTGGCTTCTCTGAAACTCATGTACGTGCCACCCACTGAGGACGCTATGCCTATAACTGCTGCTGTTGTTGCTGCCATAACTTAAAGTTTGATTATCATTTCTTTGTTGTAACTATCCCCTTCTTGGTATCCTATTTCTTTGTACACATTCACCAATGAGGGGTGCTTGATTAATGCATACACATATTTGAACCCAAGGTTCTCGCAAGCCTTTGTCAATATCTGTATCAACAATTCAAGGGCTTGCTTTCTTTCGGGTTTCTTTTTGTATTGTTTGTTCGATATGATCCAATCCACCCATGCGGCGCTTGAGTTGGTGGTGTAGAAGAACCCGGCACACACAGGCGTGTCGTCGTCTAGCACAATGATACCACTCAATCCACCTTCTGGCAGGAAGTCTTTTGCCGGTGCCTCCCAACCCCAGTCATTCCACCATTCTACTAAAATGGTATCGTAGTCCGTGGGGGAAAGAAGCCTAGCATGAAGCGCCATATACCTACAAAGATATTATTTTTTTTAAGGATAACTTTTCATCACTTCTGATTCAAGTGCAAACAGTTCAACTTTGTTTGTATTGTCGTTTGTCATCGTGAATACGCAGTAGTGTCCAAGCAAACCATGAGACTCCGCAATGGAGTTCTTGATGTACATCGTGTATGGATCTTGAATCAAAGGAATGCTACCTCCTATTATGGTGGTATCAACAATCAACCGGTTGATCCCGTTCTTCAAGTCAACAATGATGTCGGTCACTTCTCCGAAAAGAATTGGTGAAGAGTAACTTGGAGGCAAGGAGTAGTACAGGTAGTCACCAACAGAGATGATGCTACCAATTGCCACAGCATAGTTGACTACGACCGCACTCGGCACCGTAGATACAATCGTTGTGCTTCTTCCGATACCATTGACAGATCTGAGTGGGTATTCTGATTGACTTGCAGGTACTGTTCCAGAGTTGCGGATGAAAGCGAAGTACGCTTGCTCCTTCTTCTCAAAGTAGTTTGGCAATATGAAACCACCAGACTGCAGATCGGTGTACAAATCCACATCCCATGCATCGTCTCCCTCTATGTTGATGGTCTTGAACAACTTGTTCACCAACGGAGATTCGTTGAAGACGCTCTGCAATGTTGATGAGTAGTTGACACCATAGAACCTATTCCTAACGCTGTTGACGTTGTGCCTATACAGGTTACCGCCTTTGAACGTGTAGAAATAATTGTTCATACCAATCATCCAATCGGGGAGATAGGAGTAGAACGATGGCCACCCCTTTGCTTGTTCGCTATATGTTAGTGTATAGTTTGGCATGTGTTATCTTTTATACGCAACCGCACTGCAAAAATACAGGTGTTAAGTTAGTAACTATCGAGTTAGTTTTTGCACATATCGTGGTCGTGATACCGGGGATAATTCCTGTGGTCTGAGGCACGTCGTCGCAATCGATCCAATCAACATTCTCGGTGAACGAGGTGTCATTTGTGATTTCGTATGTACCGCAGATGTCGCTACAATCTAATCCGGGAGGCACGGTGTTGATGCTATCAACTGCTGTTCCAGAACTGTATGCGATAACAGTGTATCCGCAATCTGTCGCTGCTGTCAATGTAACCAAGTCGCCCAAGTTAACAGGTACTGCAGATGATACGATGATTTCTTGACCATCACCACAACGAGATACGCGGTAGTTGCTTCCGTATGTGCACGTTCCGAACTGAACAATCACGCCATTCTGCGATTGGAACCAATCGTTGGGAGAAGGGCATGCGGCAGGAGCATGGTAGAACCCATCGGGAAGAATGAACTCTCCGTTGGCATCTTGGAATACCCAGTCATAAAGCCCCAATGTACCAGCACCACCGTTCACGTACTTCACAAAGTACTGCTGATCAATGGCGTCAGAGCATGCAAGACCAGCATTTGCATTGACGCTACTGCTTGAGAAGGTTGTCAGCGCTACCGGGCAATAGGTCGATACGTTAAACTGAGACAATGGGCATGCGCCAATCACGTTGATTTGCATTGTAGTTGGTGATGCTGCTGTCTTTGGTATAACAATGAAGCATGGCCCCGGTGTTGTGGCTGTCAAATCCAACTGCCCCGACAACACAGTTACTGTTTCGGTAAACGGAGTGGCCGTGAATGTGCCACCATAATACGTATACTTGTCTAGTGTGTGCGGACTACCGGCTACGATACCACAATCAGACGAGGTTTGACCCACGTATGTCGGCAAGTTTGCTGTGCCTGCCAAGTATCCGAAGTTCACTGAACTCATCTGGTTGTATACCACGCCGTTGTACAACACCTCGATGCCAAGAGGCACAGTGTATGGGTCAAACTCGATAACAACTGCACCTGTCGCACTGCCAAGTAGGATACCAATTTGGTAGTACCCACCAGAAGCGGAATACTCAGATACAATGGTTCCACATGGATCGGCGCACGCAGGGCAACTCTGCTGTGGCAGAAGAACGCACGAAACCTGCTCTCTTACGATGGTTCCGTCGGAGTAGTATCCGTCTGCTGCGCACAGCGTTAAGTCAGAGTCTGTGAATACAGCGGTTGCTGATCCCAGTGATGGTCCGTTTAAGTAGTATGTTGAACTAGTTGCCATTTTGTTTTTGTTATGAAGGACATCCGCATTCTTGAATCACTGTGATTGTGATGTCTCCAGAGAGTACTGTTGGTGGTGTCAAGTTTGATCCGCACAAGTTAGCAGATTCTCCTATAGGTATCGTCACCAATACTGGAGACCCTCCGCAAGTGTTGTACTGAACTTGACCTGATGTTTCGCCCGTGTTTTGGAACTCGTAGTAAGAACATGGGTCAACACAAGGACCACAGTCACAACATACATCTTCCAAACTTATATCCGAATAGCACAATTCTGAGGCCACAGAGGCTCTGAAATCCCAAATGAGATACAAGTAGTCACCCGACGACCCTGCGTTGAATGTGATCTGGTTTACATCGCCTGTGCTCAAGATGGGCGAGCCCAAGTTTGAGGCGGCAATCAATGCATTGATACCAACAGTGGTGTTCGGGTACAATGTATTTGTTCTGAGGTATCTGAATTTGTCATTCAGCGAGTCGAAGACAAACGTATCAGTTGGGAATTTATTGGAGATGATAGCAACCGTGCTATTGTCTGTTGGTATATTCCCTGCCCCTTGCGGTCCGTTGGTGATGGCGTATCTTGAAACCAATGGGTTGGTCGTACCATTGACGAACGTAACAAAGGTTGACTGCAATGGTGAGGTATAAGTGCCATCCACATATCTGTATTGCGCGTGAATGGTTTGACCTCCGTCGCTATCGCTTGTCAACATAACCTCAACCACGTTCATAAACTGCTGAACAGGGCAATTGGCGGTCATCTTCAACGTAGCCAATCCGGTTGTAGTGATTTGAATCTCAACGGTGTTAACAACGTTGGATGTCTTGGTGAAATTCAACGTGCCTGACGTATTGATAAAGCCAGTGGTGTAAACATTCCCATTGTAAGTAGCCTCTACCTCAAATGTAGATGCTGGATCTGTGCTTGAGAATACATAGTTGATGTCTACTGACCCTACATATGCCCCCAAATCTACACAGTATGTAAATGTTGACCCCTCGGGTTCGAAGAAACTAAGCGTTTGGCTGATGCCACACTCAACGCAATCGTCTGCCGCTGGCAATTCTATCTCATTGGAAACCAACACATATTCATCCATGTAAGGGTCGTACCCTCCAAGTTTCTGCGTGTTGAATGATGTGATGAACTCATCACGGAACCAAGTCCTCATCCCCAACTCTGATACCACCATCAAGTTGTCATTGGTGTACGAGTTCCCCTTGATTTGGATTACCGCGCCACGCTTAACATCGGTGAAGTATCTGTCGTAACCCCACTGAACATAACTCTCGGGGTTGAAACTGATACCATACTTCTCAACGCGAGCAATCTGAGTTCCAAGAACTTGAGGAACCGAAGTGATTGCACCGCCTGCGGCTGAGTCTGACAACAGATTCTTGCCTGCCAATACATATGATATCTTATCTTCTTGAAGCACAAGCACATCCGTCTCACGGGCATCCATCATGTAGATAGGGCCGAAAGAATCTTCGAGTGCCTTAAAATTCAACAGCCCCAAGTTAAACTCGTTGAGTTTGTTGAGGTTTGATTCATCGTTATAGATACCACTATAAGTGATATCAGCAGATCTGTCGACCTCCCTATAGTCTTGCTCGGACACAGCAGTAACCCTGTTGCCCAAGTTGAAACTTCTTCCAACAACAGAATCCCTGATCTTGTAACTCTCCGCTCCGTTACCGAAAGCAAAGCAGTTGAAGAACATGGTGTTCACAATTGCCGGTTGTCCCAAGTTGATATCTTGGTTCTGCACGTTTCCACTATGGTTGCCATTGGCATCGATAGAGAAAGACATGTTGTTCTCGAAGAACACGTCTGGCAATGCGTCGATTGGTTCTGTTTCGAATATGAGCGTGGTGTCTGCTCTGAATACTTCTACGTTGGCAGTGATACTTGATCTACGCTTGCTACCACTGAATGCCCCAGAGCAACTGTTGGTACCTGTAACCATCAATTGCAATTGGTTGCTCGCTCCATCTCTGAAGAATCTGAAGTAGTTGGTACACAATGCAGTCGGGATATCTACGTTGCTGTTGGTAATGGTTGCAATGTATTGGTTATCTACATCACAGTTGTTGCCACCGACATCGCTGATACCTTCGTTCAATACCACCTTGACATTGTCGCCGTTCCACCAATCGAACATGTTGTCGTAATTGGCAGACGCCACCAAGGTCTTGTCCAAGGTATAGATACGTCTTTCGCACCTGTTGCTCCCGTCGCCTGTGCCCAAACGCTCGAACTTGAAGTAAAGGCGAATGCGGCTACCTGCTGGCACGTCATAGTCCACCCAAGTATTGGTGGCTGTGTCGAACCTGTTCATTGGGTAGCGAAGCAATGGGTATTCGTTGGCGTTGTCTTGGTTTACTTCGATTTTACCCGGAGCAATAACAGCCAACTCATCGTTGATTACGTTGAAACTATTGGGACTGATCTTCATGTAGACACCAGATGGTACGGGAAGATTCACTGACGGATCTAATGTACTTGGTATCGTGATGAAGTCGGCAGCCTTTGAGTCCTTCTCGAGTACGGTAGCATACACGCACTGACGAGTAGGCCCACTGCTGTCGGCCTTTACAATGAGTCTGTCTCCTGTTTCGACTTTCTTCGAATTTTCTCCATCAAGGAGGAAGTACGCATCATTTGAATCAGGGTCAAGAAAGAATATAGATGTGTAAATGGTCTCATAGTTTTCTTGGTCGGGTTTGATTACGAATTTATATCTTGTCGCCCAAGCAGGAGCCACTTGCTCTGGTGGTATCCATGCATAGATTGAGTTTTGGTTTGCAGAGTAGGCACATGGGATATGCACGGTGTTGTCGGGACTTACCAATGCAGTAGATGATCTGTTGAATTCATCCATGTACACGATACCAATCTCGTAGTCCCTGTTGCTATGCAAACTTTGTGGGTTTGCAATCTGTTGGAATGTAGCCTCTACAAATGTAACTTCATAGTACTCATATACATACTGAGTAGGGGTAGTGGTGTTATTCACGTACTGCATCGCAGGCAATTGGAAACCAATCACTGTGCTAGCAGGGCTTGTGATGATACCAATTGGCTCACCAACTGCACTGATACCACTACCAAACTTAATCAAGGCATCCAAGTTGTTCGGTATTGCACAGTTTACTTGGTCAGTAAATGTCGTTCCATCGCAGGATGTTTGTGCACCGGGGGTCGAAGAAAATACTGGTTTGATAGTAGACGCAGTACCTACCGCTTCTGCAAATTCTGCGCTAGTAGCCAATGCATACACCGATGTGTATGATGTGGGCAGGTAGAACGAGAATGTAACAGACACGTTGTCGGTTGTCTCCGCTGGGAATGGCGTGTCTCCGCTGAATGATTCGTGGTTAAAAGTAACTTCAACGCTAATAGCAGCGCCTGCTACCAAATCAGCGCCATCCAAATCAATTTCAAATACTGCTCCGGGGATTGTCTCTGCGCCATCAATGCTATAAGTACCATCAGATACCGAGTCTGTAATCTCAGTCTCTCCGATAATCTCAGTAACCAATTGGGTGTAGTACTCGAACTTCACAGGCTGACCATCCTTATCGATAAGGTTGTAGCCTTCTACGTAGTTGCCGTACATCAATCGGTTGCCCATCAATGTCTGAGCCTTGGCTAATCTTGGTACGTTGTCGTACAATCTGAGCAATTCAGACTCCGGCAACACGGTAAATATCTTACTATTATTGAATACGTACGTACGATATTCTTCGTTAGGGATACCAAGTTTTGCCTTGTCAAGTTTCTCGATTACGCGGATCACATTCCCACTAGCTTCTTTGAAAAGCAAGTCGATACCAACCACCAACGGGCCTCCAGTGTAATAGGTAACCTCAACTGCGTTGGCCTTGTTGACCATGCCCTCGTTCAAGTAACTGTCTACGCTGAACTGGAATGCGTTTGGTAAAAATGCAGGCTCAGAGAACTGAGACGTTGCAGAGTATTCGTTATCTGCGTATTGATATCTGTAGGCAAAGCAAATGAACCTTGTCTCCAAGAAGTTCTCTTGCCCAGATGTAACCAATGGGACAATCGTTGGGGCTTCAGCAGGTGGTCTCTTAATAACCAAAATCGACTCAGCGCTGAAATCATCCTCATTGGCTATGGGGTTTCCATATCCTCTAGCCACATTGATAAAGCGCGGTGGATTGTAATCGTCGGTGAAGAACAACAAGTTGTCATTCAAGTTGCCAGTCTTTACGATGTTAACACCGGTAATGAGGAACTGAGGATTGAAGTTTAATGTGGTATTAGCGTGATCCTTGTCATCAATGCTGATGATGTGGTAGGTCAATATGCCTGTCAGTACATTGAACGATACAATCAAATCAAGTTTGCCGGTAGCGCCAACAGGGAAGTTGGGATCATGGACAAACCAATAGATGGTCTCTCTTTCACCGTCTTCGAATGCCCCGATGCACTTGGCATCTGAACTCAATGGCGTTCCATCCACGTATGACAAAGAAGTCAAAGGGAGATTCCCCTTGATGTTTTCTATGACACCAATCTCTGATTGCTCAGTAGATCCCATGCGAACGTTAAGCGCATCGATATATTCTCCATTAGGGATAAGCCGTTCATCAACGGACTTATTCATTCTGCCTGCTATGAAATTTCTTGTTATGTTCGCCATGTTACTTTATCCACTTGTCCATGCCACGGAGACTCATCAATAATCTTCCCGGATGAATGTTGCTCAATCTGATCTTTGAATTCCTCAACAATGCTGCCTTCTCTTTTCTCGCTCTGGCTACAACATATTCCTGTACGCCAAACTTTGAGTTGAGTATTTCGTATTGGATGTACGCATACACGTACTTCTCGAACAATTTGTTTACGGTGATCAAAGAGTCGTCGCCTCCCTCCATACCATCAGAAACGTACTCAACAATACATTGTTGGTCCGACATGTCTGAGTTGAAGTTGATTACACCTGCCTTCTTGTCGATAGCAAATGTCGGGTTGAAGTTCGCAGTCTCGGTATTCAATCCGTATCGTGTGCCGATGCCGTAGTCAAAATACCAATTGCCATCGATGTACCAACCTTCTTGGCCATCAAACATTCCTCCCGGATTGAGGTAGATGTTTCTCTTCGTCCCGTTCAATCTCTCTGTGTCTATCAAAGAGTTCTGTGGTTGCAAGATGTTCCCGTTCTGATCGAACAAGATGTTGGCTTGGTTGTCCTGCAAGTATGCGCTTGAAGAAAGTATCTGCACGTTCTCTGTCAGTGGCCTCAATAAGCCATCCTTGAACAAAGAAATGCGAACCCAGTTCACGTAATCGCTGGGGAGAATGTATCTCAAGTTGCTACCAACTGTCAACTCAAGGACTTTGATTTCCTTGAACGCATCGTAGTTCAACTCTTGGATAGCCCTCTTGGCGTGGAACAATATCTTGTAACGCTCCTCATTGTTGATCAATGAGTGGTTGCCAGAATACATCAATTGAAAATTCTTGACGATATCCTGCAGACTTACATATTGGTAAGAACCCCAGTTCTCATTCTCTGGGGCATTACCATTGTTATCGTAGTATTGGTATTGAGATATATAAGCCATGGTCTATTATTGCTGTACGCTGAATGTGGGTTGTTCGTGTTGTTGTTGTGCCATACCGAATTGAACCACCTCTGCTTCTCTGATAGACATACCGGCATACTCCAATATCTTGGTGGCCAATTTGTATTGATAGTCCTCTGGCAATTCAAAGTCTTGATAGTCGGGCTGAGATTGGTCGAACACAGGTTCGCCACCGGCCAAACTAATGTAGGTCCACTTGGGCTCAAATGGGTATCTGAAGTAATTGGCAATCACCTGACCGGGAACTTTGTAACTCACAGGGGTGACTGTCATTGTCTCCGCTTGCTGCGTGTATACAGGGAACAGCGTAGATGGCGCAGTCAACATCGATGTGTTGAGCAACGTCGAACTTGAGTGGTTTAGTTTCTCCGCCTCAACTGCCGCGCTTGCTTTTAATACCAAGAAGTTAGCAGGGGTGGTGGTGAATATGTTGTTGTCCAATAACAAGACTGTGTTGCTAGATACCAAAGCCACATTGGCCAAAGCATTTGTTGTGGTATTGACAACCACATCGCCTGCGCTAATGCCGGCAGACAAGAATGTCGCGCCGCTGTCAACCAATTGGAAAGCCACAACTGATGTGTTCGCTCCGCTGTCCAATACCGTTGGGTAGCAGACAACTTTCACCATCATGTAGTAAGCATCGTTGGTAGTAGACAAACTTGGAAGAAAGAATACGCTGCCTGCAAAGTTTTCAAGAGGGTTGGTCACGTTGAAGATCTCCATGGCTTCTTCGTAAGTCCTTTTCAAATCTGCATAACCGGTACCAGATACACGGCTATTTTCCATCGAGATGATCTTGTTATAGGAAGAAAACATTTCTTCGTACAATTCCATCTGCGCTTGACTAGCAAACAAGTTGAAGTCTGATGGAGATATATATCCGTAATTGTTCTTGTTGATGATAGACAACACGGTATTTCTTACTTCATTAATCATGTTATTGTTTAAAGCAAAGATAAACAAAAAAAAAGAGGGAGCATTTGCCCCCTCTTATTGTATTGAAATAAAGTTTAATACATCATGTCTAGGCTGCTATCGAGCAACTTCAATGCATCGATGCCTTCATCTGTCTGCAAATACAAAGCCACTTCAACATATGGGTCAGATCCAAAAGGAATGTTAATCATTTTCTTTTTGTTTGACGGGGTGTTGAACCAAACTTCTTTGTTGCCATTTCTGAAGGCCAATACTTTACTATCGAAGTACTTATGCACGTTGGCTTCCAACTTCAACATTGGGTCATTGATCAAATTCAAGAATCCTCTTGGGTCTCTCTTGGCGTAAATCAATATGTCTCTCTTCAATTCGGCAGTACTAACCACTGATGGGTCTTTACCAAACAGAACTCGAGCCACATTCTCCAACTGATCAATGGTCAATGAGCGTGCTTCCAACAAAGCATCTACTTCTTCGTTCAAGAATTCTACCTCTTGCTGGGCATCCTTCTCGTAGTTTACTTCGGAAAATACACTACCATTCATGGGATGGTAATACAAGAATTGCTGAAGAACAGGGTTGGTCTTTGGTACACGCAACATACCATCTTCAAAGATTACTGGCTCAACAATGAAGTTGCCGTCCTGTTCGTCTTCGAATGGGGTCTTTTGGTTTACTGCATATCGCAATGGGCGATTGACGTTCTGTTCTGAATCAAACCACAATAGTGGGAATCTTCTTGTACTCCTTGAAGGAATAGTGAATGAAAGGGGAGATGAGTGTAATAGTTTGTAGATCTTGTCTACAGGTGTTGCGTTTTTTTTCATGATATAATTTGATATGATTTTTTACTTTTTAAAAAGGAGAGCGCCGTTGCCGGCACCCTCCAAATTAAATGAATCAACTTTTTTATTTCGTCAGCGATTAGGCACCGTAACGGAACAATACGAAGTTGTTAGCACCCAAGGTACATACACAACGCTCAGACAAGAAGTTAACTTCCATTGCATCCAAGTCGCTAGTAGCAGCGCCACCGGCAGAGCCTGTGATCCAAGTCTTGTAACGACGGTCTTCAGTAGCAGTTGCTCTGTAACGAACGTGCAAGAAAGGACGCTTGGCGTTCTTGCCCAACACTTGGTCGTATACAGTTGTAGAACCTGCAGGAACCAACAAACCAGTGATTACGTTTGCAGTGCTTGCACCAGTGGTAGAAGCAGTCAAACCACCACGCATGGTAGGATCGTTCAAGTATTTCCAGTCTGTCTTGTAGAAGTCATATCCACGACGGAAACCACTGAAGCCAAGGTTCAATGCCATGTTCACATCGTTCTCGAACAAACCGAAAGAAGCGGCGTTAGAAGAACCTGAAGCATTGTAACCGTTCAAGGTAGCCAACATATCGTCGATATCGAAACTGAAGTCACGGTTAACGAAGATTACGTTCTCTTCGATAGAACCCTGCTTGTCCAAACGAGATACGATTGAATCGAAGTCAGCCAAGGTAGTTGGGTTACCACCACCCCATACGTTTCCACGATCGTTTACTACGTAGAACACACCTTCAGAACCTTTGTAACCAGCGGCTACAGCACCAGATCCACTAGCAGCAGGAACTGCTTCGATCATAGCGGTTTCCAAGTAGTCCTCGAAACGCAAACGGGTTTCGTGCTCAGACTTCAAATACCACAAGAAGCCAGATGCACCATTCTCGGTAGTAACTTCAATCCATCCGATCTGAGCCATGTCAGAACCAGATACAGCATACTTGTCCTTGATGATGATAGGGCTGTTGTCGAAGATGTCATCTTCTGCTTCCAAAGAACCAACCATTCCGTTAGTTCCTTTTTTGAATTCAGAACCGTAGATGAAGATGGTGAAAGTGTTGGCAGCAGA